ACGCCGAGATGGTTGCCGCCTGCACGCAAGCAATTGACAACTGGGCTGGCCCACGCACATGGATCAGCGAACGAGCCTTTGCGCACGAGGCAGGCTTTGGGGGCAAATGCGACCTCTATTCTGAATCGGACGGCGGCTTTGTGGCTGACATCAAAACCAAAGAGTTTACCGACCCAGACAAGATTGGTGGATACGATGAGCATCTGATGCAGTTGGCCGCGTACCGCGTTGGCCTTGGTGTGCCCACCGCACGGTGTGCCAATGTGTTTGTCTCGCGCAATGTCCCGGGTCTCGTGGTGGTCAAGGAGTGGCCCCTCGAAGACCTGAACACAGGCTGGGAGATGTTCCTGCACCTTCTGGCATTCTGGCAACTCAAGAACGACCACAAGTAATCATGGAAAAAATAGAAGCATTCAAAGCCAGCGATGGCTCTTTGTGGGAGAGCAAGGAAAAGGCCGAGCGCCAAGAACTGTTCCTGCAAAAAGACATGATTGTTGAAGAGTTTCTCGACAATGACATCAATCCCTACAAGGCGCTGGCGCAACGATCAATTGCACGAACCACTATCATCAACTGGGAACTCTGGAAGAACAAAAATGCTGAGTGAAGAAACCATCAAACAAATTTTTTTCTACTGCGATCTGCATGAACCTAATGCGGTTGTTGCTGACGATGTAGACATCGTTCAATTTGCGCACAAAATTGCGGCGTATGTTGAGCCTATCATTGCCGCAAAGGAACATCAAAGATGCGTGAAGATCGTAAGCCATATGAACCTAGAGGTCTCCCGCTCGTTGGAAAATCAGAGGCCGAAATAGACGAAGCCTTGATGGATGCGTTCTCGGCAGGATTTGACGCTGGTGTCGAAGAGGCCCAGCGGCAGTTCATCCAGACGCAACTTCTTTTTGTTACGCCAGCAGGAAACGCATGACCGACAAAGTGATACCGATACTGCCAGCACGCGCCTGCGGTGAATGCACGGCCTGCTGTGAGGGCTGGCTAAGTGGAGAGGCCCACGGCCACACCTTCCAGCCGGGTCGCCCCTGCTTCTACCTTGACAAGGGTTGCGGCATCTACGAGACCCGCCCAGAAGACCCTTGCAAGACCTACAAATGCGTGTGGCTGAAGGAGGACACCTTGCCCCTGTGGATGCGCCCAGACAAGTCTGGAGCCATCGTTACCGAGCGCGAGGTCGAAGGGATCAAATACTGGGATGTCTCCGAGTGCGGCGACACCTTGAGTGCAGAGATGCTGTCGTGGCTGATCATGTACACCATCGACAATCAAAGCAATCTGCAATGGCGCGTCAAGAGTGGCCCGCTAAAGATCGGTCAAGCCGATTTCCTTGAGCAATAAAAAAGCCCCCAGTTACGGGGGCCAAGGGTAGGAGAGTGGCAACTGCAACTACCGCATCAATGTTAACCCACCGTGAGCCTTCTGTGGCTCTTTTTTTGGTGCCCACGGGCCTTTGTTGCCAAAATAATCGTGGGCAATCCAGACAGGAATCATGCCAATGCTTCCAACAGCCCCTACGCCCTTTATAGCCAACGAGGCTGGGCTGGTAGGGGGTGCCATCGAAGCGGTGTTCAGAGCGGCCTCTATGGCCCCTAAAACCGATCCAGAGTAATCACCCTGCTTGTATCGATCCACAGCCTCCTGCGTTGACAGGGTAGCGCCAGCGGCACCCAGCACATTACCAATGACTGGCAACTTTTCAGAGAACCTGCGGCCAGCCTCACGAGCGGCCATAGTCAGGCCACTTGGCTGTGCCGCCGCCGCTTCCTTGGCGGTCTGTTGTGCAGTTCTGGCGCTGATCTGGGCGGTCTCCAATTTGCCAGCATCAGACTTTGCCTGAGATGCCGCCTGCTGTTTGGCAGTGTTTGCTTTTCTCTTTGCATCAGCCGCCCGCTCACCAGCAGAAATCTTAGACTTGCGGGCTTGCTCAACTCGTAGTTCTGCCATTTGACGCTGGCGGGCAAGATCGGCCTCTGCGGCCAAACGCTTGGCTTCATCTGCTTGGGCGCGTGCCGCCTGCTCTGAGGCTTCTTGCGCTTGCTTTGCGGCAAGTTGGCCTTCGTAGTCAGCCGCCACGCTAGTTGGCAATTGCAACTGCACACCACTGGGGGTTGTTGCCAACTTAGTATCACCCATACCAAGTTCTTTAATTTTTTCTAAATTGGCGAGGTCTTCCCGAATTAAGCGCATACCACCAGTTGGGCTTTCTTTGGTTTGATCTGTGACCATATCCAAAATTGCCTCTGGCATTTGATGCTTTTGACCTGCGGTTCTGATTGTCCAGTTCCTTGGGCCAGAGTCTCCCTCTATCGTTGGGCCGCTGGCAGGGCCAACTCGTCCCTCTGGTGCAGAAGTGCCCGAAGGTAATGCGGCAGGCTCTACTGGTGGCACATAAGTCTTTGGCAAGCCCTTCAAGTTTTTCTGGGCTTCACGCAACTCATCTTCCATCAACTCTTTGCCCATCTTGCGCATATCAAATTCACGCTGGAGGGACTCAACATCAATTGGCTCACGACCTGAAACAACTCGCTCAACTTCTCCAACCCTAGTCTGAGCCGCTCTGGCCGCATCTTTTGCCGCCTGCACTTGCTGTGGAGTCTTCTCGCCTTCACCAACCAAATGCTTTTCAGGGCTTTGTAAAATCTTTTCGAGGATGCCTTTGCCAGCGCCAGCCCCTGCGGCGGCTAAAATTTCTGGATTCTCCAAAGCCTTCTCAGCAACATACTCACCAGAGTCGGCAATCGCGCCCATGACCTTTTCGGTCTTTGATTGCTCTGCCACAAGAGGCGGCAAAGCATCACCTTTGTCTGTTCTGGCCTTTGGTTCGTAACCTGCAAAGGGGTCTTTGGCTGACGGCTCTTTCTTTTCCGTTGTGGCGGCAGGTGTTCCTGCCTCAAACGAAGCAATTAAATCAGCAATTTTTTCCTCTGACCCTTTAGGAAAAGGGTCGGTGGTGCTTTGAAGACCAAGGTGTTGTGCCAGCCTGATCTTGTAATTTTCTCGCCCCTCTTCTGGATTTTCAGCCATCGCTGGCGCGTACTTGTCAATGAATGCGTTGGGGTTGTTCAGACCCTGCCGTTGCTTGGCGCGGATGTCTTGCATCAACGCACTGCGGCCAGCGTCTTTGTTTTCAAAAATGGCGAAGCCTCGGTCGTCAACTCCGATCTGACCTTTGTAGGTAAAGCCCTTGGGCCGCAGGTTCCCGGGGTTGTTGTTGTAGTCAGCAACCGATGTCATTTGGCTTTCCTTCCGCTGTTTTTCCAAGAGTCATCAGGCTGGCGCTCCCAAATGTAGCCATCAATTACGCGCTCATTGCTTCGGCCACCAGCGGGCTGTCCACTTGGCGGCTTTGCTTGAGGTGTTGCTGATGGTGCTTTGGTACTGAGCAGGTCAGTGTTGGCCTTGCGCACGGCCTCCAGCGTGGAGTCGTAACTCTTGCGCAGTGCCTTGAACTCGTCAGAACTGAGGCGGAACTTGTCGAACGACTTCCCGGGGTTCTGCTCACGCCAGTCCACCCACAGCGTAGCGGCGGCTTTGTCGTAGTCAGTGCGCAGTGCAAGCAACTCTGACTTGAGGCCAATGACGCGTGCGGTGTCTGTAGGCAACGCCTCGACTTGCGCATACAAGCGGCCTTCGCTCTCGGTTATGGCACCTTCGCCCGGTGCCCTCGACGCCTTACGCAACTCAACCGTCAACTGAGCCGACTTCTGCGCAAACATTTGCAGTGCCTCAATGTCCTTGTCTTCCAATTTGTATTGCAAGATTGTTCGAGGATCAATGTTCAATGGTGCGCCCATCTTCTCAATAGATCGCAACACCGCATCCTTGAGGGTCGCAGTTTGCATCAACTGGAACACACGAGGATTGCTGTCAGCGTAGGCAGACATATCCAACGCAATTTGCTTGGTGTTGTCTGCGGCCTGACCCCTATCAATCAGAACCGATGCACGCTCTTCTGATTTTGTGATGCGGGCTTTTTGAGTTTCCTCTTCAGCCTTACGATCTAGTTCTCTTTGGCTAGAAGTCCTCATGCTTGACTCAGCAGAAGATGGCTTGCCATCCTCAGGAGGCGTGTAACTTGTTCCACCAATACCGTTGGCAGAGTAGAAGCGTGCAAACTGATCCGCCCTCTGGGGATGCCCCGGTGGGAATTGCTTATTCAACTGCTTGATTTCAGCCAACTGACCTTGCGTAACCTTCTCCACACCGACAAAAGGAATAGATGTTTCAATCGTTGTCTCAAGTCCAGTGTCAACCGCTTTGCCAGTGTCCTTGCGGATCACGCCCTGCGCCGTACTCATAAACTTGTCTTGCTGGAACTTGGCCTGCTCCATGACTTGCTTTCCGTACTCAGGGCTGATGGCATAGGCCATCTGAATGTCGCGCTCTGTGATTGGTCTTGCTTCACGCGGTGCGCGTGCAGGGGCACCACCAGCGGCTGGAGCGCCCTCAGTAGGTGCGCCACCAACGGGTGCGCCAGCAAGAGGTGATCCACCAGCAGGGCCAGTCACCAAGGTAGTCAACTCTTTGGGATCGTAGCCAGCCATTTGCATCTGGTGTTCAAACATCAAGTTCTGGCTTTGCATTGCGGCCTGCTTCTGGGCCAACTCAAGTTTGGCTTTGTCAACTGCTTGCCTGCGGGCCAACTCTTTGTCAGTCTCTGACGCATACGCTTCAGCGGCGTAGCCAGCAGACTCACCAAAGCCGCCTGTCTTTGTTGGCCTCAAAAAGCCAGAAGCCGCCGCCATCAAGGCAGGGTCAAACGCTGGCTTCATGCGCGAGTCAAGACTGTTTTTCAACGCTTCAATTTGTGAATTCAAAGCCTCTTCCTGCGCACGCTTGTTGCGCAAAGCACGCGCCATGAAGTCTTCTTCAGCAGGGGTCTCTTGCTCTAAGCCAGAGATGCGTTGTGCGGCCTGCGCAGGATTGGGTGGCTGGGCAGGCTGTGCATTAGGTGCAGGAGGTCTTACGGGGGCCATTGCTCCCAACCCACCCTGTGATTGTGGTGCTGTTGCCATTTATTACCTCGCCATTTTTACTGTACCGCCGCGTGCCAAATAAGCATGGGCTTTTGATCGTTGGGCCTTGCCGCCGTTCTTCATCATTACCGCGCCGCCGTCTTTTTTCATAAACGCGCCAAGGCCAGTTAATAGGCCAGCAATTTGAGACAGAGGGCTGTTGGAGTATGCGCCAGCCTGTGGGCCAGTTTTTTGTTCAATCGAGCCACCGGGGACTTGGTACTGCTTCATCAACTGAGAGAACGCTTGCGCTTGCGCCATTGGGTAGTCAAGCATCTTCTGGCCGAGCGCCTGTTGCTGACCGCCGTACTCGCTCATGGCCTTGAGGCCAGACAAACCCAAACCTTGTTGTGCTTGTCCTAAGTTTTCAAAACCCTGACCAGCCTGTAGGGTGCGAGTCAAGTCTTGCTGTGCAAACTTGCCAGCCTCTGTGTAACCAGACTGGAGGGCTTGCATTTGCTTACCCAGCAAATCAGACTGAAGGTCACGCAAAGAGTTGCCAGTGACTTGTGCCTGACGGCGTGAGCCAAACTGACCAGAACCAGCCGCCGCCGCGCCAAGGTTTGGCAGGATGTTTTCTTGAATGCTTCGCTGTTGCAGGCGACCCATCTCATCCACCACGCCACGGGTGTAGGGGTTCATGTAGTCGGCCACCACATCAGGCATGGTGGTCGCGCCAGCCTGACCCATCAACTGGGATGCCGCGCCCATCGAGCCAGCGCCAGAGAATGCTACATCAGGC